CTATATATTCCAATCTAATTCCATGCCATCTTTAAATACAAAAGTTATCTCATTCTCCGAATGCACCATTATTTTTTCAATAGTAGCATTCCAAAGGTCTTCATCAAACTCTGTAACCAAACCTTCCCTTTTCTCTAGTTCTTTAATAAAAGCTTCAATACTTTCATGCTTAGCACTTGACTCTAGCCGCTTTTCATTTATTCCTTCAATTCCTTTTTTAATACTTTCATATCGTTCTACTAAAGCCTTGTACCGCTCTTCATATTCTGCTTGGTCTAAAGTGCTATGGGCATTTTCCTCCACACACTTATGAATCATTTCAGTAACTATCTCCATTTCACTTTGGATCTTATCACTTTCTTTATCAATCTTTGAAGTATCGGTTAATTCTTGGATAATTGCCTCATACCCTTTTAAAATTTCATCTTTATTATTAAGAATGCTATTAAAAGCTCCTAAAAATGCCTCTTTTAATTTTTCCTCGTAAAGGTGTGGAGTGCTACACTTCTCTTCATTTTTAAATTTAGAATTGCATTGCCATATCACTTTGCGATATTTACTGGTGGAATGCCAAACCTTGCTCCCATAGAAGCTACCACACTTACCACAAACAATTTTACCTGAAAAGCAACTTCCACCAGTTTTGTAACCTTTGGCATCCTTACGTTTCTTAAACTCATGCTGAACTAGATCAAATACCTCAGGAGTAATTATTGCAGGATGGCTCTTTTCAACGTAATACTGTGGTATTTCCCCCTCATTAATCTTCTTTTTCTTAGTAAGAAAATCCACCGTAAAACTCTTTTGTAGCATAGCATCACCTTTATACTTTTCATTTTTAAGAATACTCAGTACTGTGCTGGGCTGCCAAACTTCCTTACCAGCTGGACTTGGAATTTTATTTATGGTTAAATGCTTTGCAATTCCTGATGGTGTCTTACCCTCAAGAAACTTTTTATAAATCAACCTAACAACCACCGCTTCCTTTTCAATAATTTTAGGTAAGCTATCTTCACCTTTTTCATAACCTAGAAAATGCTTGTACGGAAGACTTACTTTACCATCTGCAAACCTCTTACGCTGGCCCCATGTAACATTTTCGCTTATTGACCTACTTTCCTCCTGTGCTAAGCTCGACATAATTGTTATTAATAATTCTCCCTTACTATCCATGGTATAGATATTTTCTTTTTCAAAATATACCTCAACACCTTTTGCTTTAAGCTGCCTAACATTTGTAAGGGTATCCACAGTGTTCCTTGCGAAACGGCTTACTGATTTGGTTAATATAAGGTCTATCTTTCCCAATAATGCATCTGCAATCATTCTTTTAAATCCATCACGTTTTTTTGTACTGGTCGCTGAAATTCCTTCATCGGTGTAGACTTCAATAAATGTCCACCTATGATTTGCCTTAATCTGCCTTGTATAATAGTCCATCTGGGCATCAAAGCTTGAAATCTGTTCATCATTATCCGTAGAAACCCTTGCATATGCAGCCACCCTTTTTATTGTAGCCGCTGTTGTAGTTACTGGTGCAAGTCTCCCTGTTGTTGGTTGTATTACTGTTATTGCTCTTGCTAGTGACAAAGTTAATTCCTCCCTTCTAACTTTTTAAGACTTTCTGCTCTTACATCCTGACGTACTTTCTCGCTCCAACTTTCAGTTCGTGATTTATAACTCCATTCTTTTTTAATAATAGAACCATCGTAGAAGACAAAAATTAAATGCTTTCCCTCTGGAACTTGTATTTCCTTTATCTTCTTTGCAAAATACTCTTCATCAAATTTTGAAATTCCTAAAACTTCAGTTGTTACCATGTATAAAGTCTCCTCTGGTATTTGCTTAGATGGACAACTATCCTTTCCATATTTTGAGTATGTGGAACAATCCCATGAAACCCTACCTTTCTTATTCTTATGCTTGTAGTTCTTTCCACATATACCACATACTATTTTGCTAGTAAAAGGATACTTTCTACTTTCTTTTACTCGCGAATATCGTTCTCTGTTTTTAGATAAAATTTCTTGTGCTTTTTGAAAGGTGTCTGAATCAACAATAGGTGGGTGGGTACCTTCTGCAAAGTATTGTGGAAGATTGCCTTTATTCCAAACTAAAGTTTTTGTCAAATGGTCTTTTACATACTTTTTTTGAAGTAAGGCATTGCCTGTATATTTTTCATTTTTTATAATCTCAACGACTCTTTCTGAATTCCATTTTCCACCTCGTAGTTTCTTAACCCCCATTTCACTAAGCTTCTTAGCAATTTTGGTGCACCCCCTACCATCTATATAATCTTTAAAGATCATACGGACAATTTCTGCATCTTCTTCCTCGATTTCAATTTTCCCCTTTTTTATTTTATACCCATAAATAAACCTCAGATTTACAAGCTCCCCATCTGCAAATCCTTTCCTAATACGCCATTTACAGTTCTCACTGACTGAACGACTTTCCTCTTGCGCAAAAGAAGCGAGGATAGTAAGCATTAACTCACCATCCCCGCTCATACTGTATATATTCTCTTTTTCAAAATAAACATTAACATTTATGTCTTTCAGTTCTCTTATAGTTTCCAACATGGTAACTGTGTTTCTTGCTAGTCTAGAGATTGATTTTGTAATTATCATATCTATTTTACCATTTCTACAATCCTCTAAGAGTCTTTGAAATTCCGGTCTAATTTCTTTGGTTCCCGTTATAGCCTCATCTGAATAAACTCCCATATACTCCCAGCCTTTATGCTTTTGTATTAAATCACTATAATAGCTAACCTGTGCTGAAAGTGAATGAAGCATTGCCTCCTTTCCACTTGATACCCTTGCATAAGCAGCTACACGTTTTTTTGTAGGTACTTTTTGTACTGAAGGATTTATTTTTCTAATATTTCGTGACATGGAATCACCTCCTTTCAGTTACCCATGTTAGCTCCGATTTTGATACATAGCAAGTAAATAAGCGTTATAAACCTCCAAAAACAGGCTTGTATCTTGTAATTAGCATTGTTTCAATTTTACTGTATTCCTTCTCGTTTATTAATTTTCTTAAAATCATAACCTTAGCGATAGCAATGGAAACTCTGTAATTCTTTTCACGTTGAAATTGATGCTGTGTCATTTAAATCCCCCTCTTTCTTAAAACGGTATTTTATATAACAGGCATGGCCGCAGAACTTGCGGTTATTGTTGCCATAGCTTTCAAACTTATTTCCACATCCCGTACAACTTAAAATATAATAAGCTTTTTTTATATGCTCACTATCATTGGCTTTCCACCAGGATCTACGACACTCATCAGAGCAGAATTTCTTTGGTTGACCTTTTGTTCCTTGATTTAAGTGTTTCCCACAATTCTTGCAGGAAATATATACGTCCTTCTCTGTATTAGGTTTAATGCATTTAGCTCCTAAATTATTTCGCCTACAATGGGTCTTTACAGTATTTTCATTAATACCAAGTAACAATGATATCTGTGAATAACTTTTCCCCTCTATCCTCATATTTTTTATTTTTTCTTTCTCATTCTCAGTCATTAGAATTCACCTCCTAAAAAAGTAAGTAAGCAAAATAGCCTCCTCCGTCATTCATCATGTCCAAAAATAAAATTAATTTCCCTTTTTGTTTATAAACATTAAATATGGAAAGGCTATTTAATTAATTTTCTACTTATTAAATATCATAATTGCGGCATCAAACCCTGCCGCCTTTAGCTTCTGAACTTGATTTTCAGCATTTCCTCTTACAGCATATGAACCTGCCATTACTCTATAAAGAGTTTGTCCACTTGCTGGTTGTGGTTGTGTTGGCGTTGGTGCTGAAGCTTCAGCATAATTAATTCCAACTTGTGATAATATAGCTTTTGCTAATGCCTTTATGATTTCATTTCTTTTTGCATCAAACAAATTATTATCTCCACTGTTATCAATGAATCCTATCTCAATTAGAACTGCTGGTGCTTTGGTTTCTCTTAACACATGAAAGTTAGCTTGCTTAACTCCTCTATTTACAAAACCTAAGCCTACAAGCGAAGCTTGTATCTTATCTGCTAAGCTTTTAGAATTTGCTCCTGTGTTTAGATAAGTGAAAGTTTCAACCCCTCTAGCCTGTTCTGGTTTATAAGCATTTCTATGAAAGGATATAAAGTAGTCATAGGCATTTCTATTTTCAAAATTACTTCTATCGTTAAGGCTTACTGTATTATCACTAGTTCTGGTTTCATCAACCTCAATTCCATGTCTTCTAACCTCCGAAGCTACTGCTCTCCCTAAACTTAATACCTCATTGGATTCCTTTCTACCATTATAGCAAGCACCCCCATCTTCTCCACCATGTCCATAATCAAAACATAATCTACCCATTAATATCATCCTCCTTATTTAACTGTCCTAAAATATCCTTTAATTTCTGTGGTATTGGTAATCCTACCTTAGCTGAGTTTTCTATAATACTTATCCCTTCATTAGAAATGTAGAAAAAAATAACAGCAGTACGAATTGCACTACCGTTTTTAACGAGATAAACATCTATGATATTTCCTATGCCCACAAATGTAAAAATTAACACCTTTTTAAATATACCTCTAAACCCGATCTCACTTGATAGCCTTTTTTCTAGTACTGCTACCATTAAGCCTGTTACATAATCAATGACAACAAAAGCAATCAATGCATACATAAAGCCATCAACCCCTCCTAATAACCAACCAACATAGCCACCCATTGTAGCAAATATTGTTTGGAGAATATTAATTGAATTTTGCATTTCTTTTTCCTCCTTAATTCTTATAAAACTTTTTCTATCTGAAAATCATATTGTATTTTCATAGTATTTGTAGCTGTTTTAGTAATAGGTTCAGGTAACAGATTTTGAGCACCTACATAACTTGCAAATTTAAGTTTATTTAAAACTATTTGCCCAGAAGTTGTAGATATGATAATGCCCTTACCTGTCCAAATATTATTATAAGGATCATCAGGATTCATACGGGCTTCTCCATTTTCTATATAATAATTTGATAGCTTCAGGTTATCATTTTCTAACTTATATACATAACCATCTGCCTTACAGAAATGTGGCAGATTATCAAGAAACTGAAAATACATATAATTATAAGTATTACTTGTAAAAGGTATATCCTTAACAAAGGTTACTGTACTTCCATTAACTGTATAAACTTTTATCTTATCAGCCCTAACCAAATATAGGGTACTTCCAACCATTTGCACTACATTATATTGATCAGGAGCTGCCAAGCTAAGATAACTTGTTGCGCCAGTTGTTAAATTTACTATAGCGATGTTATTGGATGTTCCATATCCATTTATTAAAATTAAACTATCATCCCCTACACCAACTCCGCAGAATTGATTATAAATATAACTTGAAACCTTACTTGAAATAGCAAACTGACTAGTCACTTCAAAGTTATTATTTATTATAAAGCAATCAACCCCATAGCAAAGACCAGAAGTTAAATAATCATTACTTTTATAGGTTACTATAAGCTTCTTTCCACTTTTTGTTGTAAGGGTAATAGCAGCTCTAGTTGAGCTGTAACTAAAAGTAATTGCTTCACCACTTGGGCCTCGTGCAATTTGAGTGCCTGCAATTATCTTATCAATGGAATATTTTTGAGCCCACCACACACTTTGAAAAGTTCCATTAGCTGCACTAGTCGGGAAGTCGAAAACAAAATGCAAAAGCCCATTCCCGCTTATATCCAATTGAGTTTCTACAGTATTAATAGTTCCTTTTAATATATCTGAACCAGCGTAAGCTGTTGACTTATGTGCATATCCCACTAATGCCCCTCTATGAGCCATTATCTCCGCATCTTCAGCTCCATCATAGCTTGTCAAAAGTAAATAAAGAAAAGGCGCACTGTAAACTGTTGATGTTGTTGTTCCTTTTATCCGCTCATAATAATAATCCATGAAAGCATACTTATTCGATAAATTATTAATAATATTTTCAGACTTCACTTCATGTATTTTTTTCTTTGTTAAGTCATCAAAAATCTCAATTGTTGTAACTCCTTTAATTGGGGTTATGGGTTTCTTTTTGATAATTTCTAAGTGATCACCAGTTATTAGATTATCACTATAGGCAAGACTTTCTCTAAAGTTCATTTTATCTCCTCCCTAGGCTAAATTTATTTATATATTATGATGTATACTATTAAGCTAAAGTTACTGAAACTGAGTGGGTTATTTTATCTTCTGGTATATTAAAATAGGAAACTGTCTGTGAAATTTGAAAATTTAATAATTCATCCATTATAAATGAAGCGACAGTGTTTATAGTTGATGTATTTTTAATATTAATGTAGGCTATTTTTTCAGCTAACTCAACATGTGGAGGTTCTGAACTTAACCCTCCTTGAAGATTTCTTCCATCTATAAGGCATTGAAGATTATATAAAGGAATTGTAAAAGTCCCTGTATCAGTACTTAGAAAAACCCCTAAATAATGTGCACCAGAATTAACTTGAGGAATAGCTAATGGAATTCCTATCACATTATCTCCTGCTTGAAGCTTTTGCTTTGGTGTGAAGGGAATTGTTTTATTATCCAATTGAATATTGATAGTTAAAGTGCATGCTACTGAAGCTGTTCCGTAAATTGCTAAATTTATAGATAGATTAGTACTGCTAACTGCAGTTACTCCTAAATATATTGGCTGTATGACAGTTGTAGTCACGCTCAATGCAGTTGTATTTGCGTAGTACATTATGCTGGAAGCAACCTTTGCTACCATATTCCCTAAATCATCTTTTACAGTTTGAAGCTTTTTAGATATATCATCAAATGCTGATTTTGGTTGTCCTAATTCAACTTTGCTATTATAACCTACTAAAATATCCTTCTTAACCTTTATAACTTCAACTACTACATCGATATTAAATTTACTGTGCCGTACAATAACAAAGTCTCCAACCTTTACTTCCTGAAGCATTTTATAATTCTCATATTCTTTAGCTTTGCTTAATTCCATAAAATCCACTTCAATATTTACATTAGTTAGACCTATTGCTTTTGCTGCCTCCGTTGCCATTATTCTTAAAGTTGGCTCATCATTTGCATCCTTAAATTCAACCTTTTTAATTAGAGGAAAAGGAGGAAATGAACCACTATTCCAATTTGGGACATCGATATATTTTTCGGAAAGTATAATGCCATTTGCTCCTTTAGGATATAGCTTTGTTACTACATTTGTAGCATCATAGGTTATCTTAATTCCCCTAACATTTTTACCATACTTTATTAAAACTCCAGTACTCATACCCATTTGGTTTAATATCTTTATCTCAAAATTATCCCTATATAGTTCTCCAGCACCCCATTGCTCTATTATTTTAAACATAGTTTCTGCTGGATTAACTTCTATCATTTCCAAGGAGTTATTTGTAATTATGTCGCTATCAACCATATAAAATAGAAATAAATCACCCATCATTGCTTTTTGCATAGCAGTCTTAACACTACACTGTATCGCTTTTTCATTCTCTATAAAGTAAAAGGCTAAGTCATAAAAAATATGCTTAGCCCAAATCTTAATCCTATCATCGTTTCCTTGAATCTTTTCAACTTTATATATTCTAAAAAGTTGACCATCAGCTTTAATAATATTAAATTCCTGAAGGTATTTAGCTTTCTTTGAATTTGCCAGATACTCTATCTCTAAGCTATAATCACCATTTAGTTCATTATTAATTTCTGCCTTTATACATTCATTTAAAATAGCAATCCCATTATTATTAAAATTCCCCTTTAAAGTTTTTCTATCATATAAGCATATCAAAGCTACAACCACCGCCAGTTAGGTAAGATTTCTACCTTGCTAACAGTACCAATCCATTCAATAATATTTACTCCTGTTTTTAGCTTTGGGAACTCACCTGTCATTTTTTCATTTAAACTATTTCCTTCATCATCATAACAGTCTTGTATTTCTGAATTAATTATTACCTTTCCATTTATATCAATTAACTTTATCTGTTCATTGTTAATCTTTAATGTAATATCTCCTAAGCAATAAACAGAGATAATTGGGTCACTTTCTATATTCCCAGAATTTATAACCTCTGTTGCTGACTGATTAATAGTGCTTAAGGTATTCTCTACTAAATACTTAAAGGGCTTACAGTTAAATATAATAGGAAAATCTAAAACGCATCTAAAGACTGTCTTAAAATCTATTGAATTTACTACTTGAGCTCTATACTTTTTATTAGGGTTAAAGCTAAAAATTAAATCACTTTCACCAGCTTCAAATAGCCATGCCTTTATATTATCCATCTTATCCATTAGATTATTTCTATCTTTAGAAGTGCACTCTAAAACAATGGTTATATCATCATAAGTCCCTTCATCAAATATTAAGTTTGAGTTTCTTCCAGGTATATTGATATATGATACTCTCCTTTTAGGGGAAGGAATACTGGGCCTACTTGAAACTATAATGCCATAATCAGTGAAACTATTTTTACCACCAAAAGTAAAGCTAAGCATTAGGTAACACCCCTTCCCATTGATACTCTTTGCCTATAAAAATCAAGTTCATAAGCAAGTTGTTCTATATCTTTATCAGTGTTGTTAATAAAATTCTCAATATTAAGAGTTAAGCCCCCACCATTTACATTACCTTTTACTTTTTCAATGGCTCTAGCCATGAGTTCATCAAGTCTATCTATTGGTAGAACTGCTTCAGTTCCAGCTTCACCTACTCCAATGACACTAGGTCTATTAAAAATACCTCCGCTTGCATACCAATCAACTGCTAAATGAGGAACTTGTGGAGGCGATAAACTAAATTTTCCGTCCAAACTAAAATGTGGTAGATTAATATGGGGTAACTTTATATTTAAACCACTAAAGAAGTTCTTTATCTTATCAATCTGATCTTTTACAAAATTAACTGCAGCATTAATTGGTGACATTATTGCTGATTTAATTCCTCCCCACACAGAAGTTGTAACCCCTAAAATGCTATTCCACACATTAGAAACAGTATTTTTTATGCCATTAACTGTATTTGTAAATAGGCTTGTTACACCACTCCACATATTTGAAAAGAAACCTGAGATTGAATTCCAAACTGCCATGGTTGTATTTTTGATTCCATTCCATACTGCGCTTAAAGCTGACTCTATAGCATTCCATACAGTAGTTGTTACTGATTTTATTATGTTCCAAGCTGTAGTCAAAATAGAAACTATGGAATTTATTATTGGTGTAATAAAATTCACTATTGAATTCCATACTGTACTTATAACAAAGGAAATTGCATTAAATACTGTAGTTGTAACTTCTTTTATTGTATTCCATGCTCCTGTAATAAAATTAACTATTCCTTGAATTATTGGATTCAAAAATGCTACAATTCCATTCCAAACGGTACGTATCACTCCAGATACAGCATTCCATACAGTTGTTGTTACTGTATGAATAAGCTGCCATGCAACACTAATCACAGCTACAATTATATTTATGGCGGTTTGAACAATAGAAGAAATTATAGTCCAAGCACCCATAAAAATTGTCTTTATTACTTCCCATATAAAAGCAAAAGTTGTTTTTACACCTTCCCATATAGTTTTAATGACATTTGCTATTCCCTCAACTATTGGAAGTACCACTGCCTTTATTGACTCCCAGGTAGATACTATAGCTGTTTTTATTGCTGTTACTGAATTGCCTATGCTAGTTTTAAGCCACTCCCATACCCCACTGATTGAAGCTTTTATGGTATCCCAATTTTTATAAAGAAGTACACCTACGGCAATAAGTCCAGCTATAACAGCAATTACAATTCCAACTGGTCCAGTTATTGCTGTAAATACTGCTCCAAGTGCAGCTGATGCACCTCCAGCTGCTGCAATAGCACCTGAAACTGTACTAAATATTGAAACTAAAGTCCCAATGATGGTAATTACTTTCCCAACGATTAAAATTATAGGTCCAAGCGCCACTACAATTAACCCTATTTTAACTATTGTTTCTTGTTGTTCCTTAGACAGCCCTTGAAATCTATCCATTAACGGTTTTATAACAGCCATAAGCTTTTCAAGTATTGGAATTAATATCTGACCAAACTGAATACCTATCTGCTCTGCTTGTTCTTTCATTATTCTTATCTTATTAGTTGGACTGTCCATTGTTCTTCCAAGGTCACCTTGAGCATTTTTAGTAGCTTCCATAATTGCTCCATACCTTGCTTGAACCTTTTGTGCTTCAGTAAGTTCTTGTCCCTGCTGTGCAATACCGTTAGTATAAGCATAAGTCTTTATTGTAGTATCATTAACTAAAATACCTAAAGCTTTTAATGGTTCTGCTTCACCTGTGATTCCTGACTTTAGCTTTTGAAAAGCCTCTTCAGGCTTAAGATTATAAAAAGATGCCATATCATAAGAGAGCTGTGTTAATCCTTCTGACATATTTAAAGATTCCTGCCCTGTAAGCCCCATAGATGTAAGCATTGCATTGTAGGTGGCTACACTTTCTCTTACACTATAAGCATTTAATCCGAGAGCCTTAGAGGTTTCTTCTGACCACTTTCTTGCATCTCCTGCCATGGAACCCATAGATACTTCAAAGAGATTTTCTGACTCTTCAGCATCCATAGCCATTTTAGCTGCGGCAGTTCCAATTGCTAAGAGAGGTAATGTAACAGCTGTTGAAAGTTTAGTTCCAACTGAGGACATTTTCTCACCTACAGCCTTCATCTTTTCGCCTGCTTTGTCCATACTTTGAGAAAGTTTGTACCAAGCAGAGCTTTTAGTGTTCAATTCTTTGGTCGTTTGCTTAAGCTCATTTTGCATTTTATTAAGTTCTGCTGTAGCATAATTTAGCTTTATTTTAAGGTTTTCTGTTGCTTTAGCATCTTCACCCTTTTTCTCTACACTTTCTTGAAAGCTTTTATTTAAAGCCGCAACTTTATCTTTTTGAAGATTTATTTGTTTGTTTAAAGTATCTGCTTTAAGTCTTAGTCCATCAGTAGACTTACCAAAGTCACCAAGCTTAGTGCTTGCTGCTGAAAATTCACTTTGAACTAATTTTAAGCCCCTTTGAATTTTTGCTACGCCTTCTTGAAACCCTCTATCATCAAGACCTACTCTTGCTACAACTGTACTTGTATCTGCTGCCATTACATCACCTCCCCCTTAGAAAATAACATTATCTATATAATCAGTATCTTCTTGTTCCTCAATTCCATTTACTCTTTTATATATATTGAAAAGAGCTTGCAGTTTCTTAGGTGTACTCCTCCAGAACTGTTCTTCTGTCATTTTTAAAAGATTTGTTCCCAAATAGAAAAGCCACTCCCAATCCCATCCTTCAGAATTAGTGTGGCTTTCTATTCCCCCATGTTTTCAGTTACTTCTGGCATTGCTATCAACAATGCTTCATTAATAGTTGTTCCTAATCTCTCCATATCATTTAAAGTAAGCATTCTTCCTACTTCTTTTAAAGTCACACTTTCATCTTCAGCTTTAATTGCTGAATAAATCAGTGCTCTTATTGCTTTTATTTTTCTATTCTGTAAATCTTCAAAGGCTTGATTAATATCACCATATACCTCTTCTAATTCACAGAAGGTGTTCATATCAAACTTTAATTCATATTCTTTATCACTAAGTTTGAACTTTATTCCTTTATTTTTAAGTTCTGATGCTTTCATTATTTCAGCTCCTTTCTTAAATTAAAAAAGAGCAACTAATCATTAGTTACTCCTTAATTTTATACCTAACAGTATCATCAACTGTTACTGATGCTATTTTTCTAAATAACTCTTCATATTTTCCTGGTACTACTCTACTTGGATATATTCCATACCAAATAGGTAATGTACATTCCAGACAAGCCCTCTTTACTCCATTGTATTCATATACATTACCATCTGTATCTACTATTTTAACTAACTTTGTTCTCACTTTTGCTTCCTCCATTTTTCTTTTATTATAGGGAAATCTCCTCTAATCTTTCAAAAATTAATTTCACTTTATAACATTGCAAATACATGGTATAAACAAGACGCATTTTTAATAACCTTATACCTTGTACTATATGAACTTAGATGAAAATTTTCTATTTAAATGTAAGAAACACCGGCTTTAATAGTTTTGTTAAAATAATTTCAACCAATTGTCTTTCTTCTTCACTTTCAAATTCTCTCCAATATATTTCTACTTCCCCGTTATATTCTGCAAAAAATCTATCCCATCTCGATTTCTCTTTAGGACAATTATCAGGTATTGGTTTATAGGATTCTACATAATGATTTCTTATTCTATTAGATAATGGTTTAGCTTTCCCAATATACAGGTAATCTCCATCCTTCATATAAATATATATTCCTGATTTATTACCAACTTGTTCACTGATGTAATTATACTGTTCTTTTTTCTCTTGTTTACTCTCTGGAAAACAATGATTTAACTTGAATGAGTTCCACGTTTCTTTTGAAACTGGAAGAATTCTTTCTTCTTCTAAACAAAAAGTCAATTTATCAACTATATTCATTTTTAAAACCTCCTACTGCATAAAATATTTTAATATTCTTAATCGTAAATTATTACTTAAATATTACAGTAATCATCATAGACTTCTTGTAATTCACTGAAGGTTTTCATATCAAATTTAAGCTCATACTCTTCGTTGTTAAGTTTAATTTTTATTCCTTTATTTTTAAGTTCTAATGCCTTCAAATAAATCTCATCCACTCTGCTCTTTGGCAAGAAAAAGGATTTACGTTAATAGTAAATCCTCTCGAAATTTAAATAATATCTTACTTTATATTCTCCTATGAAATTAATGGTATATTATAGGTGATCTATATCAAAAATTACTCTATTCAACTTGAAATTTCCAATTATATACGTATTGAGATATATAGCTGAGCTCAACAGTGTAATATCCATTATAGATGTTACTAAGAGTATAGCTTTTATCATAAGCACCATTCCATAACATATCTGACACTAAGGGGTTTCCAGATTCATCACGAATAATTATTACCAATTGATTTCCTGCATTCCCATAAATTCCAAGATCTCTACCCGCTTCAACATAAACTCTCCAAGTTTGAGTGTTATCTATATCAGAAATTTTTTCATATCTATTTTTTTCAATTTGTTCTGCCATTACCTTATCGTCAGCTTCTTGTTTAGTTCGAGCTATGGCGTCAGATTGTTGTTTAGCTCGAGCTATGGCATCATCTTCAAGCTTCTGTTTTTTATCTTTTTCTTTTTGGGCTTCTTTTTGGGCTTCTGTAGTTATAATTCCTGTATACTTAGTAAGAACAATAGACTCTGCACCAGAGTACTTATCAAATGCAACACCTATGCCGTCTGAACGTAATAATGCCTCATTCCAATAAACTTCTCTTGTTTTATTTGGATATTTTATTGAGGCTTCAAGAATCAAATCTTTAATAGCTACCGAATTATTGCTTTGCACATAACCTTCTTTTAATTTCACAATAACAGATAATCTATCCGGATCAAATGGTTCCTTAGTTATTTCTAATCCTTCTATATTACTTGTAATTATAATGTTGTTGTAAGTATTTAATTTTGATTTCTCGTGTTTATTAGAAGCATTTACACTAGCAATCACAATAAAAACTATAGCTATAACCATGCTTACAACTATTTTATTGTGGATAAGTTTATTTTTTGCTTCATTAAAATTAAGCCTCATACTAATTTTTAATTTATTTTTATTTACTATAATTATATTTTTTATTTTTTTCATCTGAATCTTACCTTTTTCAGATAAAAATAGCCATATTACTGTCCAAATCCAACTTAATAATTCTAAAATATTTAATATCACTTTTTTCATAGTTATCCCCCAAAAAATTATTAAATTATTCATACATAAAATCCATTTTTTATAAAATTATATCATAATTTTGCATAATAGTACATAAAACGTCTAATAATTTGTCACTTTTTAACTTCTATTATTATATCGGATTTGGCTCACTAGGTACCACAGTAAACCAAGCACTTATGATTGTTGCATCCACACCTTGAACATCCTCATCACAAATGAATCTATAGTTACCATCTGATTCTCTTGAATAGAAATTCCCTTTAATCTTCGCGCTTTGTGCCTTTGGCTTTTCTGCTTCAGTATCATATTCATCTGTAGCAAGTTCAAATTTACCCTTTAGTAGCCACACAAATCTAAACTTCCCACTATTCTTCTTTGACTTAAATCCTAAAGCTATAGTTGGTGGTATATCATCTTTATTTTCAATAAGAACGCCTTTCACAACCTTTGATCCCTGAAGCTTTGCTCTACTTTCAAGTGATAGTTGATTTACTTCTATTTCAACATCTACCCCTTCAAAAGCAGTAATTATATCTTCAACTGCATCATCTGAATAAATATTTTCTGAATTTGACTTTGGTGAAAGTTTTGCACTTATTGCTCTTTCGAGTTTTATTGGTGGATCATAGGTTGTTGCTGTGGCATCATCTGTTTTCAATATAGCAATATGAATATCTCTTAACCCTATTTGTCTAGCCATTTATATCACACTCCTCTAAATAATAAAATTTAAGACCTTTATGATAGATTTTAGTATCTTCCTCATAAAGGTCTATTTCATTTAATCTTTTAAACCCTGCATTAAGCAAAAGTTCTTTTATAGTTTTTACTACATCTATATAATCTACTTTTGACCATAGATCTACTTGAATATAATGTGCTGTCAAAGCCTCTTCGTCATCCTCATATTCTTCTCCTGTAGCCAAGTATTCATAGAAAGTAATATAAATTTGAGCTTTTCCACTATACCTTTGAAAAGCTACTGGAATATTAAGTGGTTTTAGGGCATCAATAATCAGTTTATTAATCATTCTTCAAGACCCCTTTTCAATTCTTCCATAATGGTTTGATTTATTTCTCTTTTATTTTCAATTAGGGAGTTCTCAGCCCAATGCTGTGCAGGTATTTTACTTGTCCCCCATTCTGTAAATTTACTATAGAAGAACTCTGAGTTATCTCCTTTATTAGGTCCAATATTAACAAAGTCCACACCATCTTCCTTTCTTATTTTTGACACTTGTATATTTTCTGCCATATGCTTTTTAGCTTCTCCAGACCTAGGTGCTTTTCTCTCCATGCTTGTCTTTACAAGTTCTCCGGCTTTATCTAACGCCTTCTTTTTAATTATTTCACCTTTTGATCCCAGCTTATTTACTTTATCAATAAGTTCAGCCATCCCTTCAAGTTCAATGCTAGCCACCGATATCCACCTCCAAAGCTTTTATTTCAAGATACTTATTTGCATAGTCCCTATTATCAATGGAAGTTATATTGTACGGCTTATCCTTAAATATAATTCTCATTGATGTATCCATATCATCTATGTGCCTTATTAAAAACTTCACAGTTTTCTCTGCTTGAATTGCTGCTGCTTGATAATATTCTCTGCCGGATAAATTAGAAACTGATGCCCATACTGTTTTATAATCTTGCCAAGCTTCAAGCTCAAATCCATTTTTATTTACTACTGTAGTAAATTTCTGAATAATTATTCTATGCCTTAAATCACCTATCTCCATAACATCACCAGCTTTCCTTTCTATATGAAAATAGTATCCTTGTCATTGTTTCAAGAACATCTTTAACCTCAAAGTTCTCTCTTTTTTCATACATATTAGCTACTGCATATAATATGGCTTGCTTTACTGTTTCTGGTACTATAGTAAATTCAGATATAGGATATCTTAAAATCCCTTCACATATTTCTTCTGCTGTAATTATAAAATTGGTGATGAGTGCATTTTCTTCATCCCCATCAACTCTTAAATATAATTTAACTTCTTCCAATGAAATGACCATACACCCACCCCCATCATTTTTATTACACTATAATAACTAAACTTTCATTTGCAGTACTTTAATAGCTTCAGGAAGTATTAGCTTACCATCAACTCTTTGCGTTGCTTTAAAACCGACTTGTCCTGTTGCTGCATATAGTTCATTTAGTCTTTGGAAGGATCTACCTTGTCTATCCGCTACCCAATAGTAGCTAAAATCACCAAAGGCAATAGCTCTAGCTGCTGATCCTAGTACTGGTACATAAGCAGAAGTTTTTACAGGTCTATTTAAAATAGTATCTGGTTGTCCTGCTGTAATTGAGGGTTGCCAAATATACTGACCATTTCCATCCTTAAGCTTTCTAATAGCCTTAACTGTAGCATCATTCATAGTAAATATAGAATTCTTCCTATAAGGTGATTTTAGAGAATAGAATAAATCCATAATCTCATCAATAGTTATAGCTGTGGCACTTGCCGCTGTAATCCCAAGAGTTGCCCCACCAGTTGCATTGAATATTCCTGTAGGCTTTCCAGTACCATCCCCTATAAAGAAAGCTTCCTCCTCTCTTGCCCCGATTCTTCTAGCAAACTCTTTTGCTATATAACTCTCTAAATTAAAAACACTATCATTAAGAAGTTCCTCAGAAACCTTAATCATAGTGGCTAATTTATATGCTCCTATAGATACTTGTCCAAATGAATCATCAGATTCTGGAATTACTCCTTCTTCATCTACCCAAGATGCTGTTCCTTTAGTTGCTACAACAGGGATTTTCTTATCTCCTGAAGATGTAGTAATTACATTGGCAAGTTGTCTAAATATATTTTGTTCTTCTAAGCTTTCAATTAATATTTTTTCAAACTCATCTGGTGCAAGGAAGCCGCCTTCACTGTCAGTTCCAATTTGCAAAGCATTTTGTACATCAAAGCTGTTCTTGTTTCTCATGGTCTTCCAGAATGCAGTGTTATACTCGTTTGATGCCCTTCCTGTTTTTTCTTCACTGTGATTAGCGTTTGGTTTATTTCTTATAGCATTAGAAGTCGCCTTTGACAGTTCCAAATCAAGTGCCGATTGTCTCTCTAATCTGTCTATTTCCTTTCCTAAGTTTACAACATCTGCTTCCATTTTTTCATAAGTTGATGTGTCCTCTGCTGATAATAATCCATTACCATTTCTTTTATTATCTAGGAAAGCTTTTGTACTATCCCATAGGTTTGCTCTTTTTTCTCTAAGTTCTAATATTTTATTCATAACACATTCCTCCAAAATTTATTATTTTATTAGTTTAAGCCTTGTTAATAGTTGTTCATGAGGTGTTCCTGTTTCTACTTTAGGCTGTGTTTTCTGTGCCTTTGGTATTTTTCTCAATAGGGTATTAGTAACAGTTACCTTATCAAAAATAAAACCATCTGTAGGATTTTCCTCAGTATCCTCATATAAAACTTTATCTGCAAAACCTAGTTCTACTGCTTTCTTAGCACTAAACCAAGTTTCAGCATCCATCATTTTTGATATCTTTAGTCGTGGAAGTCCAGTCTTTTGCTCATAAGCATTTATTATGCTTTCCTTTACCTCTGATAGCATCTCAATTCCACTTTGTAGATCCGCTGATTCTCCATAAATAACTGTAGCTGGATTATGAATCATCATCATTGCAACTGGAGACAATAATATTTCACTTCCTGCCATTGCAATAACTGATGCTGCACTAGCTGCTAGTCCATCTATCTTTACAGTTACCTTCCCTTTATATTCTTTTAACATGGTATAAATTTGACTTGCAGCAAATACATCTCCACCTGGTGAATTCAGCCATACTGATATATCTCCTTCAGTAGCTGTAAGTTCAGACTTAAACTGCTTAGGGGTAATATCATCATCAAACCAACTGTCCTGTGCTATATATCCATCAAAATAAAGTGTTCTGCCTTCTTCATTTTTTACCCAGTTCCAAAACTTTTTGTTCACTTTTTCTCCTCCAATCCAGTATTGTTTTTATTGGCAAATGCACCTGCATCAGCAAGTTTTGTCATATTCCCATTAATTAAATACAAATCTCCACCAAGCTCCTCCGGTATTCTATTAAGGTTCTCAAGTTCTCTAATGTCGTTACTAGATAACCAACCATTCTGCCTTCCTACTGAATACCCATTCATACGGCTTTGGTAGTCACCTCTAAGTAATCCATCCACATTAAATTTAACGAAGTATTCCTTCTTTTCACTTTCAGTAAACAAGGCTCTTTTAATTGCTTGCTCCCACCTAACAACCCAAGGATCAAGAGTATACATAACAAATTCAAGTGATTGCTGTTCTATATTACTAAAGCTTGATTTATCAAGATCTCCAACCATGTGAGGAGGTATTCTAAATATCCTTGCTATCTCATTTATTTGAAACTTCCTAGTTTCTAAAAACTGTGCTTGTTCTGGTGGAATTCCTATGCTTTGAAACTTCATCCCCTCTTCTAAAACAGCAACCCTATGGGCATTTGAACTACCTTGATATACACTGTTCCAACTTTCTCTAACTCTTGCAGGGTCTTTTACTACACCTGGATGTTCAAGTACCCCTCCTGGGTTAGCTCCATTTGCAAAGAATTTAGCTCCATATTCTTCAGTTGCTATTGCCATACCTATTGCATTTTTAGCCATTGCTATTGGAGAATAGCCAATTAAACCATCAAATCCAAGACCAGGAATGTGCAGAACCTCATCATTTCTCAGTGGATAGCTCTGTCCATCTTTGCTATAAATGTAGTAAATCTCACCCTTATCTGTTCTATCTACGACCATCTTATCTGGCATTAGAGGATATAATGCAATAACCTTGCCTCTTCCATCCCTAATAATCTGTGCATATGCATTTCCCCATAATAAAAGATGACCCATAAGTGTTTCTCTAAACACAAATGAGGTCATCTCAGGATTTGGTTCATCCGTAAGGATATTATATATTTGATGTTCTGTAGCTTTCTCCTTTCCGGTTTCTGTGTATTTATAGGTATGCAGCGGCAATGAAGCTATTGTTTCTGCAAGTATCCTAACACAAGCATAAACTGCAGTAGTTTGCATTGCTGTTGTTTCATTTACTGTCTTTCCACTAGTTGTACTTCCAAAGAAAAAACTATAAGTACTTCCCCAGAAGCTATTCTTAGGACCTGCTCTAGTCTCCCAAAGTCTTGATATTATTGGTATCTTCATTTTATTTCCTCCCGAAGATTGGCATTAAAAAAGCACCTCTAATGAGATGCTTTCAATGTTGCTATCATTCTAATATTCTTTATTATACATTTAGTATTTGTACACTTCTAAATAATTTTGCAGGAATAGATGTTGTTAATAATCGATTAAACCCCATTTTCTTCACTAAATATTCTGAGAATATTCTTAGTGCTAAACTCGGATGTTTAAGAATCTTATTTGATGTTAGAGTTATTTCTATAAAATCTCTACTAATTGCCATATCAATAATTTCTTTAATATTTTTAGAATTTGCACATCTTATGTTGTAATTTTCCACTCCGCGACCTAATTCCTCTATATAATCACACAAATTAATATTTTTTAAATGATTATTCCTTAATTTGTATTTGATTTTATAATACATATATTGATTTCCCCTTTCATCTTAGTACTAATTTTATCCGTTTATTACTCTATTATCACATAAGCCTCATTTATTAGTTGTTTTTTAACCTTATTAGTTCCGCCGCTGCTTTAAGTCTGCGATCTGGATCTGTCGATTTCAATTCTTCTTCTAATACTACTAAAGCATCCTGAAACAAGCTGTCTAACTTTGCAGAATTTTCTTTATTTAATGATGGCTGTTTAACGAAAATCTTATCAAGTCCTGATTCTTCAATAGCTTCTGGGTATTGACATATTGTATTTCGGTTACTAATAAGCCTTTGGATACTACTTTCAAGATTAGTAATTAGAACCCTGTCAGTCCATTCAACATTTCTTCTATGACACATAGCATCTTGCTCGTTGTCATACTGTTGGTCATATTTATAGCTTCCTACTGTACCAATATAAACCCAGTTTTTTTCGGTAATAAGTACGACATCCCCAGCTTTCATGGTATTTATAAATGTATTAACCTGCCCAAGTGCATTCCCAAGTTTATGACCTGTATAACCATAACTTTGTTCTAGTTTATCACGTATTTCATCCTTGCTGGTTTGTTCTAAATTTCCTATGCCAGGCCAACCAATGCATACGAACTTTTCATCAATAAATTGCCTAGCCCTTTCAATTCCGTGGGGTTTTGTTTTCATTTGAAAAATATTCATTTTCTTTCCTCTCTTTCACTTCATTCATTATGATTCATTACGGTTCCTTATGTTTAATATATCATATCCTTAATTATCCTGTCAATATTTTTCGTAACGATTCCTTATGATTTAATATTAATAAAATTAAAGTTAGCCATACTTTTCAATACTATCTTTTTGTCTACAACACTAGAATTCCTCTCTCATCATAAACACTACCACAATTCCCTTGATTCCTAATTGATCTATCCAATGCCATTATCAAAGCCACTGCACCATCTATCTTCTCAGTTGATTTCTCTTTATCAGGCTTAATATTGCCAGCTGGATCTTGCTTTATAAATATATTATCCATCATCCATCTAAGAACTGGATTCCCTCCATGTGCTATCTTCTTCTCAAGGGTTAGCTTCATTAATTCTTTTGAAGGTGGAGACATATCCTTATAACCTTGCCCAAAAGGAACTACTTTAAATCCCATACCATCAAGATTTTGTACCATTTGCACAGCTCCCCATCTATCAAAGGCTATTTCTTTTATATTATACTTTGTGCCTAACTCCTCAATAAAAGTTTCTATAAATCCATAGTGGACCACATTACCTTCAGTTGTTTTTATAAAACCTTGCTTTTCCCACACATCATAAGGAACATGATCACGTCGCACTCTTAGCTTTAAATTATCATCTGGTATCCAAAAGTAAGGAAGTACTATATATTTTTCTTCAGATGTTCTTGGTGCAAACACTAAAACAAAAGCAGTAATATCTGTAGTACTTGAAAGGTCAAGTCCTCCATAACATTCTCTGCCTTTTAGTGAATCTATATCTATATTAAAATCACACTCGTCCCATTTATCCATCTGCATCCAACGAGTGGATTGTTTTACCCATTGATTTAATCTCAGCTGACGGAATATATTTTCTTCAGCCGGATTTTCTCTTGCACTATTATAAGCATTTACAACCTTTTCTATATCAATAGTATGTCCTAGTGATGGATTCGCTTTATACCAGTTCGCCTCTAATCCCCAATCATCATTATCATTAATTCCATATATAACTGGATAAAATGTTGGATCTATTTTTCTACCATCAATAATATCAAGGGCCTTTTGATGTTGCTCATAGCAAATAGAATTTCTATCTGTACCTGCTGTAGTTATTAGAAAAAATAATGGCTGTAATCTTGCATCCCCTGATCCCTTAGTCATAACATCAAACAACTCTCTATTTGGTTGAGCATGAAGTTCATCAAAAACAACTGAATGAACATTAAGTCCATGCTTTGTATATGCTTCAGCTGATAGAACCTGATAAAAACTATTTGTAGGTTTGTACACCAATCTTTTCATTGACATTATAGGCTTAATTCTTTTCTTAAGTGCTGGACATTGTTCCACCATTTCAACTGCAACATCAAAAACAATAGAAGCCTGTTGCCTATCTGAAGCACATCCATAAACTTCTGCTCCCCATTCATTATCACCACAAGTCATTAAAAGTGCTACTGCTGCTGCAAGTTCTGACTTACCATTCTTCTTTGGAACTTCTATATAAGCTGTGTTGAACTTTCTATATCCATTATCTTTTACATTTCCAAATACATCTTTGATTATTTTATCCTGCCAAGGAAGTAAATCGAAAGGTACTCCTCTCCACTGACCTTTTGTATGCTTTAAGCAGTTGATAAAATCAACAGCACGCTTTGCTTTTGCTTCATCATACATTATTTCAACTCACCTCTTAGCATCATTTCCATAGGATCTAAATAATCATTAGAACCCTTATCTGCAACAATTCTACTTCTTGATGATGGTGTAAGTCCAAACTGTTCACAGAATTTAATCATAATCTTAAGATAAGTTTGAGCAATAGACACCTGTGGCACTTGTTGCCAATATCCACTTGGTGTTTTTACAATTGTTCCATGCTTTGATATAAATTCTTCTGCCTCTTTCCAACGTGCATAGGCTTCACAATATCCTGCAAAAGCTGCCATATCAACTTCTGTTAATATACCAAGTTCCTCAAGCTGACTTGCTACTCTTCGCCATTCTTTTTTAGCTGCTGGATCAAGCCAGGTAGGACACCTTGGTGCCTTTCTCTCAGGCTTTGGTTCCAGTTCATTAAGGGATCTTTTCCCTGGATTGCCCTCAAGTTCTTTTACTGCAGTTGGCTTTGGCTTTCTTCCTCTTTGTGCCATAGGTTTCACCCCCAATCTTTAAAATTTATCATAAGAAAAGAGCCTACTATAAAGTAGACCCCTAACAAAATTTTCTTAGTTATTATCTCTAATACCTTTATAATTGAAATTACCTTTTTTGATTTCTTCATGATCAGCCTTTACAGCCTTCTCATAATCCTTATCCTTCTTTTCTTTTTCAGAACAGGCCATGCAAATACAATCTGTATTAAACATTGACATTATTCTGCCTTTCTCTAAAAAACTACCACACCTATCACAAGTTTTCTGAGTAAAAAATTTATCCATACTTACCTCCACTATCTTAATTCAGATAGACATTCTGAATATGCAATTTGTAGAGGTTTTAAATCAACCCCATTATCAGAATATCCTCTAGCAATTGCATTGAAATAATATTCTGTAGGAGGTGCCACCATATCTCTATATTTTCTTACCATAATATAAACTAAAGTTTTTCTTGGTTTACCTTCCACCGTAATTTCAACTTGCTTTTTAATATATAAATTAGGGAACCCTTCATATAAATCAAGTGCTGTTTCACAATCCTCAGTTATTTCCCATAGAACAATAGGTACTGTTCTGTCCTTACATTGTTCAATATTTGCAACACCTTTATATTTCCCTCTGAATGTTAGTTTATAACCTTCAAGTGTTCCTGTTCCTACAACCTTAGCTTTTGGACATCTATGACTCATTTGTTCTAAATTCATATTTGAACCATATGCACCATACAGCTTTGTTTCTCCTGCCATTTTGCATTTCTCCTTTATAATAATTTAGTTTGATAAAGAGGGAAATGAAATCCCCTCTTTATCTGTATATTTAGTTTCAAGCAGCTCTTGGTGTTCTCCAAGCTGAATTTCCATCAAGGGATTTCATAAGGTGTTTTCTGCAATTTTTGAATTCATCCCCAATAAGTCCTAATCTAAGTAACCAACATCTAAAAGTGTATTTTTCATTGTCAGTGTGGGTACGTTTTGCACTTGCACTTTTTTGCTTTAATGCTTGATGGCTAATGGCTAGGCAGAAAACTATGTAGCTTCTAATTTTACCTGCATGCAGGGTTCCATTAAAAAGCCTAAATTCAATTGTACCTTTTGTAAAAGTGCTGTGCAGGTTAAGCCCATGATATCTACTTGTATGATAGTGACGTCCTCTGCCCTCAACTCCATAATCGCTATACCAAGCATCTGCAAGCTCTGATAATGTTTTTGGCTTTTTCTTATTTATAGTTTCAATCAAATTGTTATTAACCTTTTGGCAAAACCTAACTCTTGCAGGGTCTATCTCAAAACTTTTGTAAATTAAATCTTCCTTTGAAGACATGAGGTTAACCAAGTTCTTTAAGGTATTTGGGGTATGTTCTTTTGCTCCTATGTGAATATGAATACCACATTGCAATCTACTTTCACTAACTGCGCCTGAGTGTCTGAGCTGTCTAATAAGTTCTTGTAAAGTTTCTACGTCATCGTACTTTAAAATCGGTGTTACTAATTCAACACTGTAACTTCTATTTGCTGAGACAAGTGTACCTTTTTCATTTTTCATGGTTTGAATGCTGGCATCACTCATTATTTGCCAAACTCTATTATCTGGTGCTATTATCTTGTAAGTATCGTAGCTATCATATGCTCTTCCAATCTTTCCTCCTAGAAATTTTGAAGTAACCTCTGCAGCTTCTTCCCTAGTAATTCCTGTCATTTCAATTTCCACACCAATTGTTTGATTTTTCATTGCGTTTATACCCCTTTCAAAATATGTTTATTACCTTTTCGTAGTGTACATATTAGCTCTACACGGGGTATATAGCCAGTTACATATGCAGAATTCTATCAACTAAAACACATAATTCGAATGACAACTTTCAACTTATAAAGACACTCTATAAAATTTTAAATAGCAGAAATCAAGGAAGGTCATTTACTTCCCCTTCCTTTTCGATATCTATATATTTTATTTTTACACCATCTCTTAAAAGATATACACTATTATCACTACCAACCTGCTCTATAAATCTTTGAACAATAACATCTGCATATTTTTCATCAAGCTCAATAGTATAGCAAACTCTATCTGTTTGTTCACATGCTATAAGAGTTGAACCACTGCCACCAAAGGGGTCAAGAATAATAGAATTAGTTAAACTTGAATTTACAATTGGGTAGGCTACTAATGCTATTGGCTTCATTGTTGGATGGTACTTTGATTTTGTTGGTCTATCAAAATTCCAAGTAGTTCTTTGCTTTCTATCGGCATAAAATTTATGCCCAGCAGTTGGTTTCCAACCTACAAGTACTGGTTCATGAGTATATTGATAATCACATCGTCCGAGTACTGGTGAATTTTTTATCCAAATACAAGTTTGATGACAAAAGAATCCTGCATCCTTAAAAGCTATTCTGAAATTAACTGTTTCCTTGTCAGCATGGAATACATAAATTGACCCACCATCTGCAAGACTTTCATACATACCTTTATAAGCATCAAGAAGAAATTCATAAAACTTTTCATCTTCCATATTATCATTTTGAATTGTTCCTGCTGTTCCTTCATATGCCACATTATATGGGGGATCTGTTACCACTAGATTTGCCTTTTTCCCTTCCATTAAAACTTCATAAGTTTCAAGTTTTGTACTGTCCCCACAGATTAAACGATGTCTTCCTAAAAGCCAAATATCTCTCTGTTTTGTAATTGGAGTTTCAGGTAGAGGCTCATCAAATCCATCTTCTTTAACACCTTTAGGGTAAAGTTCATTAAACAGAGCATCAATCTCTGGGGGATCAAATCCTGTAAATGCTATATCGTAGTCTAAAGATTGCAAATCCTTTATAAGATCAGCAAGCAATTCTTTATTCCACTCACCACTAATTTTATTAAGGGCAATGTTTAATGCCTTTTCTTTTGTTTTATCAACATCAACAATTACACAATCAATTTCAGTGACTCCGAGTGTCTTCAATACTGATATTCTCTGATGACCACCTATAACTGTTAAATCCTTATTAATTATTACTGGATCAACATATCCAAACTCATTAATACTATTTTTGATTTTCTCAAACTCACTATCACCAGGCTTTAGCTTTTTCCTTGGATTATATTCAGCCGGTATAAGTGAATCTATCTGTAACTTCTTAAATTCCATTTTCATCCCCCCAAAACCTATCTTTTATATAACAGTTGTGACTACAATATTTTCTTTTCTTATTTCCATAAGAACTAAATTCTTCTCCACAATATGGGCAAGTGTACTTGTAAATAGCATCATCATTTTTCTTCCTTTCATTTGGATGCTCTCGCCACCATTTCCGCCTACAATCTCCAGAACAAAATCTCCTAGTTCTACCTTGGACTTTTTGCTTAATTGGTTTTTCACAACAAGCACAAAATAGATTTCTTTTTATTTTTTCTTCAACATTAAGAGCAACAACACATGAGTCACCATCTAAACCATTACGCTTACAAAATCCTCTAACGCTATCCCTGGTTAATCCTAAGAGTGAAGCAATTCCTTTATATCCAGTACCTTTTAATCTTAATTCTCTTATTTTTTCTTTTTCATCAAGTGTCATGTGAGTTACTCCTTTCATAAACTTTTACGCAATAAAAAAGTAACCACAAACACTTGTAGCTACTTAATTTGAACTTTCTATTATGCGATTTTATAGTACCCCCCCTTACGTAATTCTGCGAAAATTCACGCGACAGGGGGCGGCGGTCATCTGCATGTCCTCTTTAGGGATTCTGGACCCCCTACCCGGTCAAAATGTATATTCTTTATATCTATCTTTAGTCATGGTTTTAGTGTCATGACAACTCTTACATAATGATTGCCAGTTGCTCTCATCCCAAAACAATATTTTGTCACCTCTATGCGGTTTGATATGGTCAACAACATTTGCTTTTGTTATCCTACCCAGCTGATTACATCTAACACACAAAGGATTGGCTTTTAAAAATCTACTCCTAGCTGTTCTCCACCTGCTACCATACCCACGACCCGTTGCATTCGTTCTGTCCTTGGCATGAAGTCCCTTGTGTTCATCGCAATAGCTACCATCAGTTAACTTTGGACAGCCTTGATGCTTACATGGTTTTAAAGGTTTCCTTGGCACACTTCTCACCTTCCTTTGGGCATAAGAAAAGCACCTACCGTTTCCACAGCAAATGCTTCAAACTATACTTTCTATAATATTATATTAACACAGCCTAGAGTAACAAAGGTAACAACTTTAGTTTTTCTTTAAGAATCTACTCTCCATCATTTGAACACTCTTATCACTATTACCTCCTCCAATGCTCGCTGCTACCTGATGCCAACCTAAGCCATTGATATGTCTAAGACTTAGGATCATCCTCAATTGACTATCCTCAATACTTTCTATAAACCTGTTCAGCCTGTTAAGTTCATAGAAGCACTTCTTGAGGTTTAAGTCTAATAGTTCCTTAAGATCCGCAATCTCTGCCGCATACTTACCAACTTTATCTGAAACACCACTTGCGTGTGGCATCCCTGTTATTACAGAAGATGTAGAGGTGGCAATACACTCAAGTTCTGCTATTCTATTTTTTAGTTGCTCAATTTCTCGATTAAGATAATATAGCTGCGATAATTCTTGCTTAGTCATTAATGCCACCTCTTTCCTCAATAGTTTTTCTTAGATAGAAAACAGCATAGTAGATGAAACCTAGATCCTTCGATGGAACTATTAAACTTTCTAAATATGCTATTGTTAGCAACAGCATTTTCGTATCTTTTCCTTTATCTGTTTTTGTCATAAGCTCCACCCCCAATTCTTGCTTTCACTGCATTAATTAAAGCATCTTGACCTATTCGTTTTTTCTGAAGAGCCTTCATAACTTGCTCATCGATAGTTCCTTTAGAAACGATATGATGAATAACAACAGTTTCTTTTTGCCCTTGACGCCAGAGCCTTGCATTAGCTTGTTGGTAAAGTTCAAGGCTCCAAGTAAGACCAAACCATATAACCGTTGAACCACCTGCTTGAAGGTTAAGCCCATGACCAGTAGATGCAGGGTGCGCAATAGCAATGTTGATTTCACCATTATTCCATTTTGAAATATCCTCACTTGTTAATATTGCAGTTACCTTAAACTTCTCTGATATTCTTTCTTTATCATGTTTGTAAGCATAAAAGATAAGTACAGGTTTTCCATTAGCTGCTTCAATTAAATCTTCTAATGCTTCAAGCTTTTTACTATGAATAATCTTTACTGCTTTAAATTCATCGTAGACAGCACCATTTGCCATTTGAAGTAATTTATTTGAAAGAGCTGCTGCATTTACTGCATCAATATCTCCATCAGCAAATGGAAGAAGCATTTCACTCTCAAGCTTTTTATAAAGTGCCTCTTCCTTCTCTGACATTTGGACTTCTACAAAATTATCAATTCTATCTGGCATTTTCAAATAATCACAAGCTTTCATGCTAACGCAGATGTCGGATATTTTGTTATAAATTAAATCCTCTGCACCATCCCTTAATTTATAGCTGAAGATTACTTGCTGATTACGTTTATCTGGCACAAAATACTCATTTCGATAGCTACCAATAAATCGCCCTAGTCTTTGACCCATATCAAGTAGATTTATCTCACTCCATAAATCAAGTAAGCTATTTGGTGCTGGTGTTCCTGTAAGTCCAACTATTCTTTTTACCTGTGGCCTGGCTTTACGAAGTGCCTTGAACCTTTTAGCAGTAGGTGATTTGAAACTTGATAACTCATCAATGACTACCATATCAAAATCCAATTTATAATTAGTACATAACCACTCTACATTTTCACGATTGATAATATAAATGTCAGCTTTTCGTGCTAGAGCGATTCTTCGTTCCTTTTCAGGCCCTAATACCTTTGAAATCCTAAGTCCCTTTAAATGCTCCCACTTTTCACACTCTTTACCCCAAGTGTCCTGTGCCACTCTAAGTGGAGCAATTACTAAAACCTTGGCAACATCAAAATAATCATACATAAGATTATCAATTGCGGTTAAAGTTATAACTGTTTTTCCAAGACCCATATCTAGCATCAACCCACAAGCAGGGTGCTTAATGATAAATTCCTCTGCATAATTTTGATATTCATGTGCCACATATTTCATCAAGCACCCCTCCAATCTGCTCCTTTTTATCTATGCAATATACTAAAAATCCTAATGCTTCTAATTGTCTTTTTCTCTTTATTTGAAGTGGTCGCATTTGCTTTCCAGGAGCTTTAAGCTCAATAAAAGCTATCCTTCCACAATTCATAAGTACCAATCTATCTGGAACGCCCGACATTCCAGGCGATATAAACTTAAGTGCAATACCACCACGTTTCTTTACTTCAAATATTAATGTTTTTTCAACTTCACTTTCTCGCATTTTTGCTCCTTTCTTGTGGTTGCCAATTAGCCCTTAATTCCCTTGCGCGCTATATGTATGTGTAGCGGGCTATCTCTCTCTTATATACTACTTAATTAAATCTAATATATTATATAAGCAACCATAGCAATAGAGTGAGATAAACCCTTGTCACATAACACTTCTGTTAGTTGCCTAATTAGTTGCTGAACTCTAATATAAAGGCAATTGGCAACTACTAAAAGTGGTTGCTTAGTTTCCGTAAGTTTCTTATCCCCTATCTTTTTCGGCAACCCTGGCATAACCTACTACTACTCCATAAAGTGGAAACTTAATTTTAGAATCAGATTTTTTCCACCCATCAATTCTAGCCATAATGGTAGCAACTTCATTTGCATCTTGTCGCTTTAGATTGGCTCTTTCTTTTTCAAAACACTCACACCATATTTCCATATTACAAAGACGCTCACGCCTAATAGTACCAATAGCTGTAGATCCAAAGTCACCACCATTTAAAAAGTTTCTTCTTTCATAAAGACTCATAGAACTCCATTTCTCTGGTAGTAATTTTTCTAGATATTCACGTACCACACCTTCACGATCATCAGTTTCCATGGCTTCACGTTGTTCTTTTACTGCGAGCATTGATAATCTGTCATCTAAGAATAATGTTTCTTTTGCTTTGTAGTAAACCAAAACCTCTGCCCATATTTGCTGAACATCTTCATTTTTAATTGTCCACGAAGCCTTTCCTCCGTCACCAGGAGTTTTCACTGGCCAAAACCTACGATTCCCAGTAGTATCACGCAAATACCCATTTTCAGCATTTGTTGTTCCTATAAATATGCATTGCCTTGGATGAGGTGTCGCTCTCCTTCCAAAACTAGCTCTGTATATATCATTTTGCCTGGATAAAAAACTACGTAATGTTTCAACTTCAGCTTTTCTAAGACCTGCAAGTTCACCAATTTCTAAAATCCAGTATCCTTGCAATTTTTCTGCTGCAGTTTTATCTTTAGTATCGGATAAATGCAAACTGTCAGAAAACCATTCTCCGCACAACTTTGATATAAGAGTACTCTTTCCAATTCCTTGTGGCCCATTAAGAACAAGCATGGTATCAAATTTACACCCTGGTATTAGCACTCTTGCTATAGCTGCACACAAAAGTTTTCTTGTTACTGCTCTAATATATTCATTATCTGTTGCTCCAAGGTAATCAATAAGTAGGGTGTCCACTCTTTGAACTTCATCCCACTCAGGAAGCTTATCTAAAAACTCCCTAATTGGATGGTAGGAACGATCATCAGTTACTTTTGTTACAGCAATCTCATAATTTCTTGCTGAAAATGTTCCATAGGTTAAATCAATATAGCTAATAAGCTGTGCATCATCTGCATCACGCCAAAACTTACTGGGGTGCTGCCATGGAACTTCACCTTTTATCTCCATACCATCACTAAGCTGATTGAACCCAATAGATTTTAGCTTTAGGTCACTTTGAAGAATGGTAATTAAATTCTTTAGAATGTTAAGAACCTCACCATTTTTTCCAACCTCAAGCCTGTTCTGCCACTCCTCATCATCGCCTACTGATTCAAACTCCATACTTGCTTGCTGCATACGTTCCTGTGCCAATTGTTTTTTAACATTATCATCAGCCATGCATAACTCTTGCATAGCTTTATATGAAGGTAATTTAGATGGGGTGGCATCCTCCTCCGCTTTACCATCTAGTTCTCCAAACTCATGAATCCTCACTAGATCAAAAGCGTTACATAATTTACTACAAGCTGGATCTGTAGCATGATGCGAAAAAGCAAACTTGTCATCATATAGGAGGACACCTGCTGTTGAGTCGGCTGGGATATAGTCGTATCTGCCTTCAAGTAAACTTGGTTTATATACGTCTGATAAAAATCCATCCATTGCATCCTGAATGGAGTAGGCTCTACAAAATGCACCTATCACTCCAGGCTTTTCGAGTGGATTAGCTTGCTTTGAAATGCTATGTTTTACAAGGCTTGTCTGCCTTGAGGATACAGGCCATTTGCTAGTATCCTGCCAATCTTTATACCTTGAAAGCACTTTTTCAGGATCTAAAAATATACCATCTTGCTTTTCAAAAATAATTTCTCCATCACTTGAGGTGCTTGGCCAATACATTAACCTTGTTGGTTCATAGGTTGTATCATCAAACTGTTCAATTCCTATGTCCTCTGCAACTTTTCTAGCTACAGCTGTATATTCATCTGCAGTAACATTCCTTGATAAAGGGATAATTAATCTAAGTCTTGGCTTTTCATTTGTGTGTTTATGAGTGGAATAGATGCAGCAGGTGAAGTCATAAAAGAGAGTGATTTGTTCCCATACATCGACTGACGCATAATCCATATCTAACGTAAGCATTGAGCGACTTTCAACAAATCCTGTTTTACGCTTACCATCTTTAAGTTGACCTGCAACAAATCCCCCTACATCTTTAATTTCGTCTTGTTTAGGTTTTGATAGTTTTTTGTATTCTTCTATACTTTCAGCAGTTCTTATTGTTGATTTAAGTTTCTCTGAAAATTCATCCCAAGAAATATTTATAGCTTTCCAATACTTTGAAGTTCTACTATTTGCTACAGATATTATCACTTTTAATCACTCTCCTTAGGTATATATCTCCAAACAATGATTTATAATTAAGCTCCCTTTTCATAAGCATCTTTTAATTCTATACATATTCTTTTAATCAACCTTGCAACATAAGATTGGCTTAAATTAAGTTTTGTTCCAATATCCTTTTGTTTCATTTCTAGCAGGTATAGCCCAAATATTTCACATTTTTTAGGTGATAGTTTTTTAGATAACTCTAAAATTTCTTTTATAGTCATTAAATTTATTGCATCGTCCATAGTATCTTTTAATTCAGGAATTATATCTTGAAGTGTTAATACATTTTGCTCACTATAGCTACATATGACTGTTTCTATAGAAATTATCTCTGATTGCTTATTTAGATTACGGTTTACCATCAAGATTTCATTAACCATGATTGTGCTAAAAAAAGTAGCCCACTTACTCTTATTAGGGTCAAATTTCTTAGTAGCTTTAACAAATGCTAAATCTCCGCATCCTATAAAATCATCATATTCTAATTTAAGATTTGAGAATTTATTAGCTATATGAAACATAAGCTTTTTATTTCTTTCATATAAAGTATCTATATCCCCATCTATAAATAACCGCTCATTACTCACCATAGTTTATACCCCCCTCTTAATCTTTCTTATAATAATCACATTCAAACCCATCTGCACGAAGTGGCAATCCATCCGCCCAAATAGGAGCAACAGCCATAATATCACAGACTTCTTTTAATGAGCCAAAATTCTTAGGTGCTTCTACAATTATTTCATCATGCACATGCATAACTATGTCATAGCCTCTATTAGCTACATGTAGCATAGCTTCAGCTAATAGATCCCTAGCTATAGCCTGTACAATATTTTCTACGAGCTTTGGTCCATAAGTTTCTATCCTCTCCCATTTCCTTGTAGCACCAATACCCTCATAGGTAATACCCTCTCTACCAAATTTGTTAAGCTGAATTCTTGGTTTAATATATGAGAGTTTTCGTCCCGATGGTAAAGTGATAAATAGAATGCCACTTTCATAATGGATTTTTATTTTACCAACCGCTACAGCAGTTCTTCCCTTTACAGCCTTAAGTGCTGCTTTATCAATATTCCACCATAGTTTTGTAATGTTTGGGTTAGCCTGCCTCCAAGCAGTAACAAGTCCTTGAAGTTCCTCTTCTGCTACTCCCATTTCAAGAGCACCCATAGCAGTTAGTGCTCCAACTGACCCTCCATAGCCAAGGGCGAGTTCTGAGATCTTACCTTTCTGCCTTAAAGGTGATCCTTTGGTTATTTCCTCAATTGGCACTTTAAACATCTGACTTGCAGATGCTTCATAGATTTTCCCATGGGTTGCAAACACATCCATGCGCCATTTTTCACCGGCTATCGACGCAATAACTCTTGCTTCTATAGCTGAAAAATCCGCAACAATAAATCTATGGTTAGGTTTTGGGATAAAGGCGGTTCGGATTAGTTCCGATAGAACATTTGGTACATTATCAAATAAAAGTTCAAGCTCATTAAAGCAACCTTGTTTAACTAAGTTCCTTGCTAGAGTTAAGTCTTTGAGATGGTTCTGTGGAAGGTTTTGCACTTGCACTAGCCTGCCGGCCCACCTCCCTGTGCGATTAGCACCATAAAACTGTAAAAGACCTCGGACTCTTCCATCTGGGCACACTGAACGTTCTATTGCTTCATACTTCTTGATTGAGGTTTTTGCAAGTTGTAACCTTAAATTCAACAGCATCTCAACCTCTCCATCGCTTTCCTTAGCTAAATCTGTTACTGCTTTTTTAGAAAGACTAGGAGCCTGGATTCCATTTTCCAGAAGCCATTTCTTTATCTGTGCCACGCTATTAGGATTTTCAAGTCCCGTTAAAAGTTGTGCTTTTGAAAAAGTATCAGCTTTCTGAATGCAGTCACATTCTATTGCATTTTTAACAAGCTCCATATCAACAAGAACACCTCGGTCATTAATTTGCTGATCTAAACTATATATCTCCTGTTCATTTTCACTTATTGGATACTTTGAAATTTTTACTCTTATATTCCTTTCAACCTCAACATCACGTTTACAGTATTCTTTGAATAACTGCCATTTCTCCGGTGCATGGTGTGGAAGATTTCTAGTCCGTTCTCCATTGCTTTTTGTAGGTTTACAAGGATTTGAGAAGTATCTTATTAAATCTTTACCTTCCTTCATTTTCTGCTGCTGAAGTCCTAATACTTGCCCTACTCCATTTAGTGACATTGGAAGTGCAAGCATAGCAGACTGGACTGCTGCGCATCTCCATACATCTGGTGACAGTTGCTTTTTTAGATAAGTAGAAATACAAGTTCTTTCAAAGTTGGAATTAAAAGCTGTTTTTACAATTCTGTCATCTTGTATTGCTGAAATAATCTCTGCTGGTAAAATCTCACCACTTGCTATATCAATAATTTCTACATCTTCATCATCAAAAGCATATGCAAACAGTAATATTTCAAAGTCAGGAGCAGATGCATATGCATAAACACCACATTTTATTAAGTCAACACTACTGAAAGTTTCAATATCTATTGCCAAGATCTTCACTGCTTCACCCCATTTGTTTAGTTGAAAAGGTGGGAGTGTATATTACTCCCACCCACCTTGCTTAGTTTAAGAAATCTTCTTCTTCAGAAGTTGTAAAATCATCCTCTGCTCTGCTACGAACACTTAGGGGTTCTCCATCTGATAACTTTTGAATATTTTGAAGTCCACAAGCAATCCCTTTATTACCGTTTTGATTGAAAGCATAAAATGTAATGCTCGCTCTACCATAGCAACCGCTATAAACTTCATTTTGATCTAGAATAGGCTTTACGTTTTTATCTACAACTTGAGGCCTGTCCTTACTATTGGCATTAACAAAATAGCTGTTTTTATAGGCCTCATCATCTGGCCTTTCAACATCTCCATCGCGAAGTGGAAGCTTTAAGTTAGCAGGTACCTTGCCACCAAACTTTGCTTTACCTTCTTGCTTTGCCAGTTCAATAGTGGACTTGATTTCAGCTACTGTTTTACTATCAGATTTTGGGATAATAAGAGAAACACTGTACTTTTCATCACCACCATTAATTGATTTAGGTTCCCATATGTTTGCATAACTCAACCGAACCTTACCTGTGATAACCTTACCGTTTGTCTTTTTTTCCATATTAAATATCCTCCTTAAAATCGGCTGCTGCCGTATTAATTACTGTGACTGCTTGTCTTTTATCGGATTCTGAAACCATCGTGTACTTACCTGGTGGTTTAGTAATTAGTCCAGCTAGTACTTCTGAAAAAACCTTTTTACCTAACACTTTTTCAAGTGCTGTTATTCCTTTCAGATTTCTTGCGTAAATCTCATCGTCAGAATATCCAGCTTCGGTGAGTTTTTCTATTACAGATTTTTCATCACCGTAGGCCCTATTGCTTCTACCTGAAACTATCTTGAACCCTTCAAAATCCTCACCATCAATTGCCCTTGCTTCTGCCCATGCCCAAATATCCTTACACCACTTTGCAATATCATCTGCCTGCGATAATACCTCTGCTACTTCATCTTTAGTTAATAAGGCTGCCTGTCTAAATTCAAATCTTGCCATTTTCAAGTTCTTCTCAGCCCTGGCTCTACAGGTCGCTTTTGCTCTGCAAAACTTACAGGTGTATTCGCTAGGGTCAAATTCACCCTCTCCATCCCATGCAAGCTGAGCTGCTGGTTTTAGTACATCTTCTGCCCAAGTTAAGAGTTCTTCGGCTGATAACTCATATGTTGAGATGTTATCCAAACGTGGCTGACAAATAGTCATGCGTACAGTTTGAATATCATATAAACAATCAAATAGAATCAAAGCGCCAAGAGCATAAAGCTGCATTTGAGGGTTGCATTCTGCAGAAACTGCTACTCCTTTTCCACCTTTTAAATCAACTATTTCAAGAGTTCCATCTGCTACAATTACAAGGTCACCTGTGCCAAACCCACTTTTAACATATTTAGAGAAGTCCAGTCTTTGTTCAAGCAAAAAGATTGGATCTTTGCACCTCTGCTTGGTCGCTTCAATTAATTCAATTGCAAAAGCTACATAAACTTCTACCGCTTCCTCAATTTCTAAATTAAAGAATTCATTGGATTGTAACTCCTTTAGCTTTTTCTTATAAATACTTTCTTTTACAGCACCAATATATCTACTAAGCTTTAATTCCCCTAGTTCATGCATAAACGTGCCTTCTTCAGCAAAAATACTAGTAGTATTCTCAAAACTCTCTTCGAGTCTTGCACTTTTATTGCAATGCATCCACCTATGGGCAGAACTTGCGGAAAGTAAAGCATGCGTTCCCATTACATCACCTCAGCTTCTTTTAATAGATCTTCATAACGAGCTGGATCTATATCAGTAAGTTTTTTTGCTCCATATTTAGTTATTAATGCTTTGACCTCTGGTTGCTTGCCACCCTGTGATCTTGAAGCTAAAACTCCTCGTACCGTTTCAAGTGTTATTGGTTCTGATTTTTGTGGAGTAGCCGTTAAAGTATTCTCATCAGGCTGTATCTCTTCCAAAAAGGTTTCAATACTTTTTGCAAGCTGCCGTAAATTATTTACTATTTCAAGTGCTAATTTATTTTTACTCATGGTTTGTTTCCTCCTTTTAATTAAGCTGCGACTAATTTATTAATGAAATATACTTGGCCTTTACCAGTAACCTTTGGGGTTTTGCTTATAGTAATGTGACCATCAGAATGGGTAATGACCGTTTCTTTAATTTCAAACAAATCAAGTTCCATTGACTTTTGAGTTGGCATATTATAATCAGTTCCCTTCTGTTTAATTAAGTAGCCATATTCCCTAAGCCATCTAAAAAACCTCGTACCAACTATATCAACGCCATTTTGCTTTATGATTTTCGCACAGTCTCCAACAAGAATAGATGTAGTTGAAACCGATACAGCATCAGCAAAGATTACTTTTGGTCTATCCTTAGCTACTTTCTCTTTTAGTGCCGCAACCTTATCGCATTCCGTTTTCAATGCCTGTAAAGTTCTAATCATTGAATCTGGATCATTTAGCATTTCTTCTAATTTTTGAGGCGTTGCATAAACTTTATGTTTTCTTATATCTTTTAGAATTTGCTTTACCTGTTTTTTAAATTCTTTTGCAAATGGCTTGCGGCTCTGCATCATAACTTCATATAAGCCCTCTTCAGTTAAGAACCACATTTTCCGTCCCTGACCTGACCACGAAATTGTTTCGGTCAGCTTTTCATCAGCATCAACCATTGCTACCATCTCATTAACTTTGCTTGGATCATATTTAATCCACTCCGCTACATCCTTTGCAAGAAAAAGCGGTGAATCAATATCTCCATAACATCTAAAGTCTTTACCTAAAACTTCTCTTTGCAGAATTACCTTCTTCTCTTTATTCATGGTCTATAACCTCCTGCTTTGATTTAAAATTTTTCAACAGCTCTGTTATCTTACCGGCAACATCTTGCTCTTTAGGTTTACATTCTTTTAGTACAATATTTGCTGGTGTAGGACTTGTAATTGTGATTTTAATTGTCTGCATAATATTTACCTCCTCATTACTTATTTGAAGGCTTCTAATTCGGCCTTACATATATAAGTCATGAAAATTGCAATTCCGAACCCCCTAAACTAAAGTTTTTCTAAGTTTTTTATAAATCTTATTTAAACGATTTCTAATAGCCGCTTCACTAACACCTTCGGTACGAGCAATCTCAATGATTGTCATACCTTGAAAGAATACCTTTTTTATTAATTGATTTTGTTGTGGCAACAACTTGTCCAACTCATTACGTAATAAAGCATCTCTTTCTCTTTTTTCAACTATGGTAACAATGTCTACTTCTGTATCTTCGAATTGCAAACCATGCCCTTGCATATCGTCTAAAGAATAGTGTCTTCGTCTTTCTTTTTGGTTACTGTTGTAGGTTATTTTTTCAATCTCTATATTTAGCTCAGCAATATTATTTGAAACCTCAATTTCTACTATCTCTCCTGTTACGAATTCATACTTAATATTCATAATTACATCTCTCCTTTATTTTTTTTAATAACTGTTAATACTTGAATGTTTAAAAACACGTACATCAACTTTCAATGCATGCGTATCAAAAGTAAAATATTTACATATAAAAAAAGGCAAAAAAAATAGCCGAATAACCGCTAACTTAATTAGCGATCATCCGGCTATTAGGTAGTTCAGTTTCGACTCCGTTGCTCGGTATGTTTATAAATTTTATTAAATAATCATAAAAATAAAAATGCCTGATAACTGTTTTTTAACAATTATCAGGCATTTTAGGTAGTTAATTTTACTCCTTATAGCTCAGTATAAATGGTCTTATTTTTTATTAAATTTTTACATAGCATCAAAATAAGTTTTTTATCAATTATTTAGCCTGAAATATATATACTCAGGGATTATAATTTAGATAACAGAGTGAAAAATAAGAACCCGACAAAAGCTTTGTTAAAGACAATTGTTCGGCTCTTAGGTAATTTTTTAGAGTCCTTTTAGCTATGAACATATGACTCTAGTTTTTCTTAGGTTATTTGTAATTTGATTCTCCAATCTCACCTGGGCAACATGTTTACACTGAATGCACTTTATTGATATTACCCCTGTCGCATCATCCTCTACATCAAATAACCTCTTCCCACAAAGTGGACATTTAACTTGTTGCCCCATTTTATCCTCCCCTTAGTAATTGTTTTTATATATTTATTGTACTTTATATCATCTTAAGTAAGCTTAGCATCAATAATTTTTCATATCATTTAGTACTTTCTCAAATATAGATTCAATCTCATCAATCCACCTATCAGCGAAGGTTGTATATTCAATATCTAATTCTGGTAAGATATTATTTAATTCTTTAAGGATACCAGTTCTTCGTCTATAATCAACACCTGAATCTCCATCCATGTACAAGTTGTACCATGTTTTAGTTCTAGTCTCTACAAATATTCTTTTTACTATAATTTTTAGATTACCGCTTATTTCCTCTTTCAACCAATCAATTACTCTTTCACTATGGTTCGGAATTGTAGTCTTGATATAAAAATTAATATTATCAGGATTTTTAATAAATAGTTCGATTTTGCTCATTAAAATAGAACAAAAATCATCTACTGGCTTTAATGTTTTAGTAACACCCGAAAAATATGTTTGTCCATTACTTAATCTATTTGTTAATGCCTCGGTTGTCTTATAATGAGTGTAATTCTGTAAATATAAGTTAGTTTGTTGTTTAATAAAATCGTCTTGAGCTTTACTAAATACCAGTGCAAGTCTTTTGTAATTAAACGCCATAATAGGTTTTTTAGTATCTTTAAGAATAAAAGTTTTATAATCGTATAAATTTATAAAATGGTCTTGTATAGATGTTAAAAGTTTATCAATACACCTATTATCATTTAACATCAAACCCTTTAGAAACAAAGTATTCTTTTGAATTGAAGAAATAAAATTATGCACACTTTCTGTAGCATCAATTTTTCTAAATGTAGTATTTTGAATATCTATTAAAAAATTATTTTTATCGATATCATCTTCAAAGTCCTTCTTAGTGAAATCATCATAGAAAGTATACATTAACATAACTTTACTTTTATCAGCATTATTATATATTTCTCTTAAAATATTTTCTGTAGTTCCATTCATTGACTGTTTTGCTGAATCTACAATTCCAATAATATCATAATTATTATAAATATAATTCGTGCTACCTTCCAAACTACCAGTATCATCAGTTTTCCGATGTTCGAATCCAACAGTATCAGTTATGCATATCACTTTACTTTTATTTGCCTTACTCAATTTTTCGTTATAAGGAATTTCGATTGCAATTGATTGAACCAATGGAGTTATAATATTAGTAAAGTTTTTAATGCTAGTTGATGAAAAAGGTGTTACATATTCCTCCATGCGTTCAATTATATAATTATCATTTTTAAATCCTACAATATAATTACCATCTTTAACCATATTACCCATGCCATTTTGTTCAAGTTCACTACATATTATCTTAATTTTTTCTTCAAGTATTTCCACAACACCCCAAACTAAGTTACCCAATTCACCCTTTAAATTCTCATCTTTTAAAAACAAATCTCTAATATTTTTCTCAATTGCAATATTATTCTCACTTTTATCACTAAATCCTTGAACATTGTCTATAACAAAATTAATTATCATAGTATAAATATCTTCAAAAGTTTTATCCCAAAATTTTATTTGCAGCAATTTATCTTCTAAATTTCTTTTACTATTATCTATTTCATAGTATTTCCCTAAAACATACTCAATTTTAAAAATTTTATCTGGGTCTGATACAAAGTCCATCATTGATTTATCTCGAATTTCATTTTTTGATTTATTTTCTTGAATCCCTATAAAAATTTTATCTACTGCACGAGTATAACATTCAGAAACTAATCTAAATATTTCAAAATTGGGCTTAAAATCAACAGAAAATGTAAACTCTTTATATAAGTCCTTGTCCTTAAATATATAATGAGTATCATGTATTGTAGTTCTTGCAGTATCAACTACTGGAAAATCTACGTCATCTGGAATGTTACTTAATTTTTTAACAATTGTAGATTTACCAGTTCCAAACTGGCCTAAAAATAATAGTCTAATAAATGTTGAAAAAGTGCACTTTGCTTTTATCATAAGTTCTCCAACAGGACTTTTACGTACAATAGATGTCTTTTTTATCAATACCCTTAAAATCTTTGTTGTTTCAGAAATTGTAGCATTAATAAGCTCGTTTCCTTGTGAAATGCTTGCATTTTCACCATATAATCCGTATATTCTTGAAATAAACTCACTTAGTATTAGTGGTTCATCCACATTAAAAAGTTCTGGATTCTCATTCACAAAACTAAGTTGTTTTTGAATTAGTAGAGCACTTTCTTCAGTGCATTCAATTGTGGGGCGTGTACGGATGCCCCCCATTCTAATATCAAACTGGTAACTATTTTCTTTTTCTCGTTTAACCGAAACTTTTATTTCTCCCACTTTAACCCCTCCATTTTGTCAATCCATTGTTGTATTGGATTGTTTTCTACTATTAGTGCCAAATTTTCTATTTCTATCTGTCATTATTATACTTTGGCGCAAATATGTTGTCAAGGGGTTTTTGTCATAATTTATTTGGTTTTCTATTTATTTCATTAATTTTGACATTTTGAATATAGAATTATGTTAATACACTAAAAATATATCTGTTTTTGTTAAGAAAGCTCCCTAGTCAAACTCTTTAGATATGTTTTTACTTTAATTGAAAATTAGATTTTTAAACTTCTCTTCTTTAATTTGAATCAAAGCTTTTCTATATAATTCTCTAAGGTTTCCGTAATTAGTAATAAAATAATACATTCCATCCACTAGCTCTGGATCCTCAATGTCAATAAATTCTTTAATAATACTCATCTTAAAATCAAAACTGAAATTATAAATTAAGTCATCCCTTCTAAATCCCGAAATAACTAATTCATGTAGAAGTCTTTCTTTATTATTTTTAAGTACTTCATATTTTGCTTCCTCCATAAAAATATTTAACCCTTCAACAATTGTAGCTATAAACTGAGAGTTAACCTCTGCTTTAAGATTGATATTATCACCAATATATATTAATCCCTTTCTCCGTAACTTCTTCGTAGCCTTTATGGTTTTTTTTAATATTTTATTCATCTTATCACCTCCACATAATATATATGCCTTTAGGTTTAATTTTGCGGTTATAAACTTATATATTTCAAAAAAAAAATAAAGCCCCTTATTTTTCTGGGGTTTTATTTTTATTGCTTAATTCGTTACTTTACTCCCACATTCCTCAGCAAGTTCCCCTGTCTCTTTTTTCCAGATCACTCAATTTACATTTGTTGATTTACCAAGATTAATGGGCTACTCACAATCAAGTGCTTCTCTTATAGCCCTTGTTGCATTATCACAATAATACTTACCTAACAACATACTTAATCCATATTTAGCAAATGTTTTTCTGTCAATTTGTTCATTTCTTAATTTGACCCTTCTAATCAGCCATTTCACAGCATTAATTCTATTCCTCTTACTTTCCCATGTTCCATTAGGAACTTCACTATTTATTATCTCCCAAGGATATATATTAATTTGATATACTGCCTTAATTATTTCAAATAAATTAGGGTAATAACTATGTAACGAACCTAGACCATTTTCTTCAAGCATACCCCAACACAATCTTTCTTTAGTATCATCGATGCTCCATCGAAGTTCTATTTCAAATACATATTTCAGGGCACTAATTCTATTTATTTCATGCGTCCAGTAGCTTTGAGGTACTTTATCATGCTTAAATTGCCAGGGTAGATATCCGCCCTCTGGATAAGCACATGATATATAACGAATAGCAGAACGTCCAAATAACTTTGAAGCAGTATGGAGCTTATACTTGGTTAAGAACTTTTTCGAAACTTCTGTTTTTACATCTTTTTTGTTGAATTTTAGTCTTTTATCAATTAGATATTTCAATAATTTAATTGCTACGTCTTTTGCTTCTTCTGAACTTCTATTAGCCCAAAACCCAGATGGAAAATTTGGAATTCTATTTTGCAACAAAAGTTCATATATTTCTATATCATCTAAATTAGTAAAATTAATTATAAAATTATTAGGCATGTCTATACACCTCCTTAATATTTAAATTATAGACAAAGCTTTTAAAAATTAATCATTTTATAGTCTCGATTAAATATTTTTAAACTACACTTTAAATGCTGATTTTTATTGGCTAATTTAAAAATGGATCATAAGCTTATAAGCACTTAAATTTTTCAACTTAATAGCAAATAATCTGTAGGAAGAATGATGTATCATATAATTTTCATAAAACTCTAAAAGACATGCCAACACTTCCGATATGAAGTATGACATGTCTTTTGATTTATAAACCTTATTGAACTTTTAGCTTAAGTATTCTAATGCTCTCAACGCCATCTCTCTTATATGTGGTTTAATATCTTCGTTTGAAATTATCTCTTCCTTAGTTAACCAATAAAACTCACTACTTTCACCCCTACCAGGACGTAAGTTTAAAGTATCTGTAGTAGCGAAATAAATGAAATCAATATTTTCTTGCTCGTGACCTATATTTTCTAACAAGAGATTAATAGGTCTAGGTAGTTGTTGCACTCTGCCTAAGTCCAATTGCTTTTCATCATTATAAAGATTAACTTTTAAACCTGACTCCTCATATGCTTCACGCAAAGCAGCTTCATGTGGTAACTCATCAGCCTCTATATGACCTCCAACAGGAAAAATAGTGTTGTATTTTTTATGATTGTGAAGCAAAACCTTATCTTTATTAACTATATATACCGTCGCAGTTAAAGTTCTATTAAATTTCATTATATTTTTCTCCTATATTTATTTCATGAAATACTAGATATTCTTTTTAAGAAAAACTGATGACCAGTCACCTATTATAATTTCTAGGTGACTGACACTATTATTTTATATCATTTATATCTTGTTGAGATTCAATCCATTTAGCTATAGGTCTAGCTATAGCTAAAGCTAATCTAACAGGCACAGCATTTCCGATTTGTTTATATACTAAATCTAGTCTCGCGTTCTCAGATTTCTTTTCATTTATTCCTTGGCTAAAATAATACCAATTCGGGAATGTTTGTATTCTAGCTATTTCTTTTATAGATAGTCTACGATTATTTTCTTCCCCCTCTGTAAATATATGCTGATCTTTTCCTACTTTCTCCATTGGGTTTCCTTCTGGATGAATAGGTGCTTGTCTTCCGGACGCTTGTATTGTAAAACTAGGTTGATTCCAAGATTTTTTACGGTTCCTAGACATAAATATTGATGAATATGAACCGGTAAAATAATCACCAGGATTTTGCTCTAAGTCACCAATTGCATCTCTTAATGTTACAACCTCTTCTAGTTTATCTATTCCATACCCGTGTGTAGGCTCTGGGAAAACATACTCAAAATCAATATCATTTCTAACCCCTATTAGTAGTACCCTTTCTCTAATTTGAGGAACACCATATTCAGCAGAATTTAGTAACTTATGATAAATTGTATACCCTGCGGCTGCAAAGTCTTGAACTATTTGTTTGAATACTTCTCCATTTCCAAGCGTCATCATACCTTTTACATTTTCAGCAACAAATACTGATGGCTGGGTTTGTATAAGACATCTGATAAAATGTAAATATAAAAAGTTTCTTTTATCATCAATTAATCTAGGCCCTGCCTCTGAGAAACCAGGGCATGGAAAGCCTCCTAATACTATATTTGCTTTAGGGAACATCTTAATCTTTCTAATATCTTTTTTATCTACATACGTTATGTTAGAAAGATTTTCTTTATAGGATTGTATTGCTTCCTCAAAAATATCATTAGCATATACTGTATTAAAAATATTATCCTTCAAATGATTATTAAATATAGACTTGTTTTCAAATGCTCGTTCCGTTAACTCGCTTCCTAAAACAGCTTCTAACCCAGCTAATTCAAATCCTAAATCTAATCCTCCACATCCAGAGAATAAAGATAATAAATTAAATTTATTATCATCATAATTAAGGTGTGTAAAATCAATATCTGTCTCTGAATCTGAAAACGAATTCTTCTCTTCTTCTATTTTGGCAAGCAAGAGTTGCTTTACTTGCTCGGCATTATAATTTGGTGCAGGTTTAAACTTTCCTCTGCCTCGTTCATTAGTTTTCATATCAACAATCCCTTCTTTAGGAGTTTGTGTCATGTTAACTCTTTGTTCAGGAATTATCAAGTCTAAACCATATACCTTCTCTATATTGGTAACATTATTACTATCAATATCCTCTGTAGTTTCTATACCTATTTCTTTCATACTTTTTATAAGTTTTTCTGCTGATTCATTTGCAGTTTTACTCAAAGGTTTGTTAAAATTAAGCTCTCCCATTAATTTTTTGTCACGATTACTCCATTCTACCGCAACTGATAGATCTCTATTCCCTTCCCATTTCTTACCCTTATTTTTTAATGTTAGATAGTTCACCGCTTTACAAACAAAGTATATTTCTGGATGCAAAGTAACATAATCCTCAATTAGTTGCATTTGGTCTATAGCATCTTGTGCACAATTGATATTATCACTTATTAAAATATAATCAGCGACTCCTGAGTTTTTAATAATTTCTCCATTAACTTTTGCATCTCTTTTTACAGTCTCTAATTTTATTCCTTTATACACTTCTAGTACTTGCTCTCTAGTATAATTAGCCTTTCCTGATAATTCACCGCCTGATTTATTAGTTAGTTCATATCTCCAACCTAAAGTAATCGCACCTTTATCTGTTCTTGAGTGTTTTTCTTTACATATTATAATTCTACTTTCAAAGCTATCTCTCAATAATCCTATCTCTTCTAGAATGATTTTTTGATACTCATCTCCTAAAATTTGTTCAACTCTAAGTAAAGTTGTTTTATTTTCTAAAAAATCAGCGTTAGGTTTTTTATAGGATATTTTAATTTCCTCATAAGTACCATATTCATCTTGTGCTAAAACATATATGTCTGTTTTAGGCTCACCTCTCCCTTTGCTAGGTCTAGGTTTACCTACTTTTATTATTATGTATCTTTTGTCATTTTTAATAAATTTAGTACCTATTTGCATACATTCAATTACTAATTGTTCTGCTTCAATAAAATTACTCAT